TAAACGAAAAAGGAGATTACAATTTATCTCATTTTCATGCAGGACCTTTGCTGTCAGCATGTTTTTATATATCAGCAAATGAAGATTCTGGATCAATAATTTTTGAAAGGCCACCACACGAAGATTACATAATTTCATCTAAAGTTGGATTATCTACTACAAGATTATCCGCTTCCAAGTGGAGATATCAAGCTGTCGAAAATAGATTACTTATTTTTCCTGCATGGTTAACTCATAAAGTTGAACAAAGTAATTCTGATCAATCAAGAATTTCTATGGCATTTAATATTAAAGGATAGTTATGTTAAAAGTTATTGACAATTTTTTACCGCTTCAATTGCAAGAAGATTTGAAGCAAACATGTTTGGGCATGTCTTTCCCTTGGTATTACATTCCTGATGTAACTAGAAGTGTTTTTGTAGAAGGAGATTACGCTCAACCAGGATTTCATCACACTCCTTTCAACGAATACAAACCACAATCTCAATATTTTGATTACTTTAAATTTTTATCTTTTTTCATTATCAATGAAATTAAATATGAAGATCCTTTGCATTTATTCAGAATACGTGCTGGACTTAATGTAGCTACTGCTGATCACAATAAGTTATTTGATCAAGAACATAATTTTCCTCACATTGATCACAATCCAGAAATTGTTGACTGCAAGACATTTACATGTTTGTATTATGTAAATGATTCAGACGGAGATACCTTTGTTTTTGATCAAACACAAGAGTCTGATAATTATACCATAAAGAAACGTGTTACGCCAAAGCAAGGCAGATTATTTATTTTTGATGGAGAACAATTTCATGCTAGTTCTTCACCAGAAAAATCTAGTTCTAGAGTTGTATTGACTTATAATTATCATGCAAAGAGAGTTATTTAATTTAAAAAAACTTGTCAAAGAAAATGACAAGTGTGTGGTTTTCAAAAAAATATTTGATAGTCCTGATTTTATTTCATGGAATGATGTAAGTTACGCTATCAATACAGGAAAATATTATGTAGAAATTTTAAATAAATCTCAAAAAATATCTAAAAGAGAGTTTAAGTATTTTTGGCATAGTCATTTAAATCAAGACAAAAAATTTTTATTTGATTCTATTAATGAAGGAAAAACTTTTGTAATACATCAGTTTTCACTATTCAATGAAAAAATTTCAAAATTAGTAGCGGACATCGAACACATTTTTCCTGTGCAATGTGATGTTCATGTGTATGGCGGTATAGGAGAGGGGGGATCATTTAAACCGCATGTAGATATACCTTCCAATTTTATTATTCAAATAGAAGGAACCACTCAGTGGAAAGTGTATAAAAATTACGCAACTGATCTTCTATTCCAGGAAGAAGTAAATACTTTTTTTGATTTAGAAAAATTGGAAGTAGAGCATGAAATTTTATTAGAACCAGGAGATATGATTTATATTCCTTCAAGAAAATTTCATGCGGCATTTCCTTCTGGTAATAGATTATCTTTAAGTATTCCATGTCGATCTTTAAAGTATGATCCAAATGCAAACTCTTTAGATAGAAATTTTTATTCAATAAATCATGGAACTTAAACCAACACTATTAAAAAATTTAATATCCCCCGATGTAATTAGATTATTAGATATCGAGTTTTCTATGATGAGAGATTGCATGAAAACTTTAGGATCTGAAGAAGGATTTAATGATCCATCTACACATAATACATTTTCATGGTATTCTCCAATATGTTTTGAGTCTCTATCTGTTTACATTAAAAAAGATATTGAAAATTTTTTAAAGAGACCTATCATGCCAACATATTCGTATGGAAGAATATACATGAATGGTAGTGATTTAAAAAAACATAAAGATAGACAAAGTTCAGAAATAACAGTCAGTTGTTGTTTAAGGAAAGACTCTCCATGGCCATTGTGTTTTTTATATAAAGATAAAGTGTATGAATTTGATTTGGAACCAGGAGATGTTGTTATCGGTTCTGGTTCTGAGACATTTCACTGGAGAGATAAATATAATGGTAAGGAACATGTTCAAGCATTTGTTCAATATGTTTTTGCTGATGGAGACAGAACTCATTTGAAGTATGACACTAGACCATGTTTAGCGTCTCCATATGAGTTAACAGATATTTCTATCAAACAAGAACCTCAAAACTACAAAGGATGAAGTGACTATGGAATCTCCACAAAAATATGAATACCCAGATCCACAAACAGATAAAAACTTAATTAGTTTTGAAGATTTGTGGGAAAATTTTTGTCAGCAACTAACTGTTGCTAGAGAGAATCTACAAGAAAAAGAGTCTCAAGTTAACGAAGAAATTTCGTCATTGACTAGAATTGATTTGACGGAATATAATGATTTAAAAATTGTTGTGACCAAATTAGAAGCTGCCGTAGAAACTTTGGATCTAGTTAGAACTAAAGTTTGTGGTCAAGAATCATTGATCGAAATTGTATAAATATTTTTATTCGTAATTTTATAAGAAAACCATGGATACTGAACAACTTAAAAAGAATTTTGAAGACCAACTTGCACAAACTGTAAAGCAAATTGGAGAACTAGAAGAGAATCTTCAAAAAGCAAAGGAATATAAAATTAAATTAGAAGGTGGTCTTGAGACCCTAAATCTTCTGAATCCTCCAGAAGAGAAACCCGAAGAAGCAGCAACTGAATAACTCTAACTCCCTGCCTGATAAATACAGGTAGGGACTTTTTGTATCTAGGTGCATGGCTTCACCAACAAGTAAATCAGAATTAGTTGATTATTGTAAACGTCAACTGGGTGCTCCTGTGCTGCAGATTAATATTGCAGACGAGCAAGCAGATGATATCATTGATCAAGCAATTCAGTATTACCACGAATATCATTTCGATGGTGTAGAAAGAATGTATCTAAAACATCAGTTTACTGCTGATGACGTTAGTAGATTTGATTCTTCAAACGAAGATACAACTGCACCAAACAATGATGCTTGGGAGAACAGAAACAATTACATCGAAGTCCCTGATGCTGTAATTGGTATTTCTAAAGTCTTTGGTGTATCCTCAAGTTTCTTGAGGAACAATCTTTTTGGCATGAGTAATCAATATTATTTGATGGACCTGTTCTCATTCTCGTCAGGTTCAGCATTTAGTTTTGGTAACTTTGATCTGACAAACTACTTCATGATTAAGCAGCACTTTGAGACTATTGATATGATTATCAATACTGGTGCGCTTATTGAGTATAGATTCAATAAGAGACAAGATCGTTTGTTCCTGGACATTGATAAATCTAGGGTAGTAGAAGATCAATATCTTCTTATTGATTGTTACAGATATTTGAACCCTGATGATTTTACTCAGGTATATAATGACAGTTTTGTCAAGAGATATGCTACTGCTCTAATGAAGAGACAGTGGGGACAAAACCTTATTAAGTATAACGCAGTTCAACTTCCTGGTGGCGTAACTTTAAATGGTCGTCAAATTTGGGAAGATGGTAACAATGAAGTGAAAGAACTGGAGTCCAGAATGATGACAGATTTTTCACTCCCACCAATGGATATGATCGGATAAGATGCCTACAAGTCCTTACTTTCCAACATACTACGGCGGTTACTCTGGCGAGCAAGGTCTCGTTCAGGATCTTGTGGATGAACAAATTAAATTGTTCGGCACAGATATCTACTACCTTCCCAGAACTCTTATTACAGATGGCGTCTTAGATGATGTCATTTATAACAAGTTTGAGAGTCAGTTTCAAGTAGAGATGCTTCTACAAAATGTAGAAGGTTTTGGATCACCATCAGAATTTATTAGTAAGTTTGGACTTCGTATTACTGACGAGGTTCGTTTTGTTGTGTCTCAACGTAGATGGGAAGAAGCATCCGCTGGATCTACCTTAACGGTTCCCACTCGTCCAAACGAGGGAGACTTACTTTACTTCCCATTAACACAGGACGTTTATGAAATTAAGTTTGTAGAAAGAGAAGATCCATTCTATCAGTTAGGTAAGATCTACTTTTACACTATGACTGCTGAGATTTATGAGTATGGCAGTGATAACTTTGACACTGGACTCGAAGAGATTGATGAAATTGAAACTCTATTCTCTAATGCAATTGCTCTCACTTTGTCTGCTGGAGGAACTGGAGAATTCTTTGATGGAGAAACTGTCACTGGAAGCACTACTGGAACAGAGGCAGAAGTTAAATCTTGGGATAGTTCTACTAGAATTATGCAAGTAATTAACAGAACAGGAACTTTTGCAACTGGCGAAGCTATCACTGGAAATACTAGCAGTGCGATATGGGTAGTGGGAACGTTTGACACTCTAAATAATACGAATAGTGAATACGATCAGAATAGAGAGATCGAGGATTCTGCAGACAACATTATTGATTGGTCTGAAGGAAATCCATTTGGTGAATATGGCAATTTTACGGATAGCATCTAATGTTAGGGTCACATTTTTATAACGAAATTATTCGCAGAAATATTGTTGGATTTGGAACACTGTTTAACAGTATTTCATTGAAGAAGGTTGACCCTTCCGATAATTCTGTATTGGAAGAAGAAAAAGTTCCCTTGGCATATGGTCCAAAGGCAAAGTTCTTGACTCGTCTTGAGCAGAACCCAGATGTTGGTAGAAAAATTGCTATCACATTACCACGTCTCTACTTTGAGATGACTGGTATTAATTATGATTCAGCTAGAAAAACTTCACCTGTTCAAAAATACAGGAAAGTTAACATTGAAGATGGTTCGGAAGTTACAGAACAGTATGTTCCAGTTCCATATAATATTGATTTCGAATTGGGAATTATTGCAAAAAACCAAGACGATGGTTTGCAAATTTTAGAACAAATTTTACCATACTTTCAACCATCCTTTAGTATTACACTTAACATGATTCCAGACATGGATGAAAAAAGGGATGTAGCAATCACACTTAACAGTGTTCAATATGATGACGCTTGGGATGACAATTTTCTTGAGCGTAGATACATCATATGGACTTTAAGTTTTACTGCTAAGTCTTACATCTATGGTCCATATGATCAAGCAGGAGTTATTAACAAAGCAATCATTTATGAAGGCATTGGAGATAATTCAGTTCAACAGAGAACTACAAAAGTTACTTATACACCTAAGGCACTAGAAGACTATAACAATGATGGTCAAATTGATTTCCAAGATGACAATCTTGTAGTTGCATCAGATGACTTTGGATTTAATGAAGGAATTGAACTACTATGAGCAAGTTTGAAAATAACATGGAAGATATCTTTGATATCGAAGTTGAATCAACAGATATTGAACCAGCAAAACCAAGACCTCCCAGAGAGGCAGACAAGGACGACCAGACGAAGGATTACGAATATACTCGTGGTCAACTCTACTCACTCATTGATAAGGGCACAGAGGCGCTCAACGGTGCCTTAG